TCATCACATACTTGATCACATTGCCCTCAATGAATGGCACACCATTCGCATGAATGAACTCTGTGGGCTGTATCTTTAAACTGGCATAGTGGCCACCTCCTATTTGAATCTCACTTGCTTTCATGTTATAGTATTTTAGTGCCATCATACACCACACCATTGTACAGGCATTTGCCATCAATCACCTGGTGTGTTTGTGCAAAAAAGAATATCTCTTTGTTGATTGTATAAAAATGAATAGTAGCAAACCCATGCTGCCAGTCAGGGATCTTTCCTGTAGGGAAATACTCCACCTCTGTCCTCACCCTGCCACATCCTATTTCTAGCCATACATAGGGATTGTTTCTGTTTGTGATCGGTTTGTAGTTAAGTCTATGACTATGCCCTGATGCACCACTACCCATGTACTCATAGATGTTTTTCTCACCTGCATTCTTTGACAGGGATAGACCATGCACACCTGTAAAGATGTCAAACCAGTTTATGAAATCTTTGCCATCCCATTCAATGCCATAGTCAGCAAATGAAAGGATGTTTTGCAATTCTGTAGATTTGTACTCTTTGAATAATACAGCTAATCTAGCCAGCTGGCTTTTGCTGTTCATGTGGGGCTTTGTGATCCTCTCATCATGATTGCCTGGGATGAATCTGATCTTTGCATCAGTTGACAATCTCAAAGGATGTAGGATCTGCTCTTTCGTATATTCCACCTCTTTAATCTCACTGTACCCAGCCAGGATGCCATCATCAAATAGTTTTTTCTCATGCCTGGACACATAGGGCAGATCCATCAGATCACCCAATAGTGCCACCTCATCAAACTGATTTGACTGTAGTACCCTATTGATGCATCTCTGCACATTCAGATCTGTCAGCCATCCATGCTCATCTGATTTCAGTAAAACTGAATAGATTTTTTTATCAGTCAATTTTTTTAACTGCCACCAGTTATACTCTTTTTCTGATAGTCTAGGCCTATTGTTTTTCAATGTTTGCTTTCAGTGGTTTGTCACCCATTTTTTAAATTAGCACAAAGCCGTTTTTGTCTACTTTCCCAGCTGTGTGCAATGCTTTCAATTCATATATAGATTTTCCGAATGATTTTTGAAAATGTGGATCATCTTTGAATTTCCACTCACCGCCCCATTCATAGCCGTATCTCTTAAAGATCTGCACTACCTCCATCCAGTCTGCTTTTGAATCTTTGTCAAAGTCTGTTTTAACATCCCATGATGCTGTCTCAAATGATCCATTTTTGTCTTTGTCTACTAGCAGCACAATATCAATGGCTAGGCCATAATTGTGATATGACTGCCCTCCTTTCGCATTTGTGACCACTTTGCCAGGCTTTGATCTGCCCTGAGCATAAAGTACATCCTGCTCTGCAAATGTTCTTAAAGTGTACGCAAACCTGCATGCCGCTGATCCTGTCAGTGCCTCTACTATTTCATCATACATTTCTAGTGCCTCATCTCTTAGCTTAGGATGCAGCAGATGAATCCTCTCTATTGTCTTTTGATCTTTCATTCTTTGTAAATTTTTCAAATGCAGTCACCCCAAACACAGCAGCTGAATACCAAAGGAATCCCTCAAATACATATTGTTTTGAATTTGGCAGATAGCCCAGCACTATGGCATTGATGAATGCAGCTATGCCAGCAAACCTTTTGCTGCTGACTAAGCCATCATTAGATAGTAAATGCTTTAAAAATTCCATAGATTTTTTTTCTACTTATATATAGCAGAACGCTGGCAATTATCAATAAAGCCCAGATCCAGCTGATCCTGGTGACAATTTTATCCTTTGTCACATTTCTTTCTTTGACTGTCACCTTTTGCCTGGTGTCAATTAATATTGCCACATCTTTCTGTAGTGTGGATGATCCATGACTTTCTTTGCTCTTTGTCTTTTTCTGCCTGATCTCTTTGATAGCCTGGGCTGGTATGCTCATGCTATCACCTTTTAACACAAAAAACCCAGTGACAGAATCTTTGAATACTATCACCAGGTCTGATGTTTCTATTTGTTTTGTAGATGTTTGGCTTGTACTGTCTAGTGACACAAATTGTTTTGACTGATCTACTGATACTGATGTACTGTCTTTGATCTGCTTATTGGTAGCTTTATGCACCATTGAGCATGAACATAGTAAAACAGCTAGTAGAATGAATCTCATCTATCTTGTTTATTTTGCAGTGCTATGGCTAGCTTGTTTATTGTTTCTAGGATGTGATCTAGCTTTTTAGTGATCATGTCCTCTTGCTTTTCTACCATGCTCACTCTGACCTCTAATTCTTTCAGTTTTAAACTTACTTTCACATATATACTGATCAGTCCTACAATGATCATGATGGCCTGGCCAGCCATGAATACTAAAATGTTTTGTGTCATCTACTTAATATCTATCAATTTTAAAAATACAGGATAGATCTCATCAGTTTCAATGTCAGCTACAGAATCAATAGTCAAATCACCTGACCACAAAGTAGACACATCAATGTCTTTTTCTGCTGTCAATAGATCTTCTCTTTCTTTTGTTAACTCAGCAATTTTTTCATTTTGTATTGTGATCATGCCATCCTTTTCCTCACCATACTTTTTAAATAGTTCCTGTTCAGCCTCAGAATACAATTTAAACTCAGCAGATACTACAGCATTCAATCTCTGTAGATACAACTTTGTTTTCATGTTTGTCTTTTGTTTCATTAAACCCTGACTGATGATCTCTGATGATCCATCTTTTGATTGCTTTGTGATCCCATTTAGTTCATAGTGTAAAGCCACTATTTCGTGTAGTTTTAAATTCATGCTTTCGTGTTTTTTATATATAGATATTTTTTATTTATTTTCTATTTCCTCATTTATTTCCTCAGTTACTGGTATAATTGTCTCAGGCTCTACTGGTTTTACATAATCACCTATAATTGTCAAATTAAGTTCAGCAGCTACCCAGTCCCATGCATAAGAATCTACATTCCATTTTGTGTATGATTCACCTGTCATAGACAAATTTCCTTGTCTAACTTGTACACCTGCATTTCCATCTTCATTTTCTGTCATTAAAGAATAATAAAAAGTGGCACTTGTGCCTAAAGAAACATTAATTGCATAAGCATTTAAAATTTTAGCATCTAAGTTTTTCCCATTATCCCAAATTTGTACTGATTTTATTTTTTTCATTTTTATTATTTTATATTTTAATATGCAGGTAAAATAATTGCATTATAAGCAAATGTAGCTGCACCACCTGTTGTTTGCATTTGTAAATTTGCACCACTAATACTAAAAGTTAAATATGCAGCAATTGGTTGTGTGCCTAAAGTTGCAACTGAATATGTAACCCCACTTGTATAAGCACTTCTTTGAACTATAACAGTTGCTTTTGCAAGTTTATTACTATCTGTTTGTCCTATTGATATTATTGCACTATCGTGATTTCCCATAATAGCTGATAAATCAATAATTGTACTAACTGTTGAATTATTAATATATACTGAACCACTATAATTAGAAAATAATTTTCCTAAATTAACTGAACCATTAACTTGTAATTTAGCACCATTATCTGTTATACTTCCTATTAATACATTACCATTCCCTGCAACTCTAAAATACTCACTGCCTCCACTTTCTCCTGTTCTACCTTTTGCAATTGAAAAAAAGTTAGATGTACCTCCATCGTTATTTGCATCAAAGTTGCAAATAAAACTATCATCATTATTGATAGTACAACTTTCAGAAGCAGTGCTACCAAAATAAATTCCACCTTTAACATCTATTGTATTTGAACTACCTGATGCAGATGTTCTTGGAGTAGCCGTTCCAAATCCTACTTTTCTGCCTGTAAGATAAAGTGAATTTGCAATTGCTCCTGAACTTACTGAAGTAAATGGTACAACTGAATTTTGAGTAATTGTAAAATCTGCATTAGGTTTTATATTCGTTACACCTTCTAAAGTGTTTCCTCCTGTTGTAGTAATATTACCATTATTTTCAAATGTTGCAATAGTTGCTCCGTAACTTCCAACTTGTGATTTTACTATTCTAAGTCCATATGTATATCCTGTAATATCAAGGTATCCTGTAGTTAAATTAGCAGACATACCAACACTTGCTGATGTTGCTGGTTGTGATGTACCTGCACTTATAAAAAAGTTAGCAGCATTAAAGTTTGAATTGCTATTTAATTGACCACTAAGCGTTCCACCTGTTAAAGGTAAAAAAGCAGTAGATGTAAAAGCATTAGAGCCTACAATATTATTATTTAATTTTATATTTGTTCCATCCCATTGAAATCTTATATTACCACTACCATCTGCTATAATTACATTATTACTAAGTGATGAAGATAACCCATTTAAAAATCCTCCGATAATTGTATTGTATGAACCTGTTGTTATTCCTGTTCTAAGATTCCCACCTATTATAGTATTGTAAATTCCTGTTGTAATTGATTCGCCTGCACTTTTACCTATAGCAGTATTCATAGTTCCTGTTGTCAATCCATTAAGAACAAAATTACCTACCCCTGTATTGTTGTCTCCTGTTGTCAATGCAATCATAGCACTTTCCCCTATGCTTGTATTGTTATTTGCTACAGTATTTGCATACAATGATCTCCATCCTACTGCCACATTACTGTACCCAGTTGTATTAACTTTTAATGTTTCAAAGCCTAATGCCGTATTAGAACCACCTGTGCCTGCACCTATCCCAACAGTTATACCATTAACAGTTAAATTATAAGCCCCTAAATTCACTGCACCAGTTGCACCTGTGTATGGCACATAGGTAGATGCTGCATTTGCTATTGTCAAATAGGTAGATGATGCACTAGATGTAGTCAAATATGTGCTAGAATCTACACTACCATCTGCCTTTAAAAATTGGCTAGATGTGCCGCCTGTTTTGACTAATGTAGTAGCTTCTAATGTTCCTACAAAAGTAGCAGCATTCCCAGATCCCCCTGTTTTGTTTACATAGATTCCCTCACCATTGCCACCCTTTGTGATGTTCAAAGCTATGCCGCTGCCACTTGAATGATTGATAGCGAATGTATTACTACCTCCACTTGATGCAAAGCTACCAGTTGCACCTGTGATCACATCAGCAGTCAAATCAAAAGTACCCAAATTCACATTTGCAGTTGCACCTGTGTATGGCACATACCCACTCAAATCAATAGTAGCATTCACCCAGTTTGATCCGTTGTATCTTAGCACCTGATTATTGCTTGCACTAGTGATAATCACATCACTCAGCTGTGTCAATGAATAGTCACCCTCAGCAGGTACTACAGATCCAAATCTGCCATTGAATGAAACTACCCCTGCACCTGTCAATGTTTTTAAATCACTGATGGTAGTCTTGTATAAATATCCAGTGCTAGGATCACCCACCGCCATCAAATCTGAAAGTGATAGTGATGATCTGCTGTCTAATTCATTTATTTTCTTATTTGCCATGCTTATAAATAGGTTTAAATAGGATATTGGTATGATGTAGGTACTTGACATCTGTCAGATGTGAATGGTAAATTCAGGCTGATGTCAGCTTTCCATGCCACTAGATTGTCTGGTGTGTCCTCAGTGATAGGTGTCAAACTCACATTTGTACTCATTTCAAATTCAAATTCATTGTACATCAGCTGTGCCAGGATGTCCTGTGCTACTGATAGCATATCACTCAATGCCTCTGTCTCATTTACTTTCTCTGATAGCATTCTATCAAAGAAATACAAAGTGAAATTCAATGTCAATGTCCTAGTAGATATATTGCTAGGCACTACATCAAAGTACATGGCAGGATAGATATTGTCAGCACTCTCACCTAGAAACTCATCAAAGTCACCAAAATAAACTGTATTAATTTGTTCGTGTGCCTCTGCTATTGCTTTGACCTGGTTTACTATTTGGTTTAATGTCAATGTTTTTGCTGCCATTTTTTGTTTGTTTTTCTAGATAAACCTTTAGCTTATCCTGATTTTTTCTACTATATGTTTTATTCGCCATCACAGCATCTGTTTATGTTACCCTGATATTTTTCCTCAAATGTCATTTTCTTATCACAGCAATCATCACCCAGCCAAATGCTAGTAGTGTATGATTGATTGTCTGGCAGGATAGTATCTACACCGTTCCCTGGATTGTTATACAGCGGAAATAGTACACTGGTAGATGCCTGTTTCAAATATTTCACCAGTCTTTGTTTGTAAAATTCAGCCCTGGATCTGTATCTGTCTGCCACATCAATCATGTCCTGAGCAGATGGCAGATCAGTATTTTCACTGCTCTTTCTCACTACACCTTTATTGTAGAATTGATATGACAAGCCCATTGGCAACTCACTCATGACATAGTACACCAAACAGTTTGTGATGTATCTATCAATCAGATCAGCCTCATTTGCTGTCAGATTATTTGCCGCCACACCATCCTGCAATCTCTCATATAGTCCTGTGCCTAATGCTGGCAAAATGTACATGTCCTGTGCAGTCAGGATCTCAGGCAATACTAGTTTTTCATCTACATTTGCATGCAATCCTGTTCTTTCCTTTATTGTGTCTACTGAAATAAAAAGTATATTTCTGCTCATTGTTCTTATTTTTTAATTACTATATTACTCACCCATGTATGTCTGCATGCAG